GATTACGTTGCCGACCACTTCTACGGCCGGGATGGCACCTGCGATTGCCAAGGGGATCATAGGCTTACTCCTTTATCTCAAAATGTGGGTAGTCCCGGAAGCGCTCGTCCCGCATTCGCTCGTCTTGGTCCCAGTCACCGCCCCAGCGGATGATGTCGCCGTATCCGAGATCGTGCGATACTGCCCGGATGATTCCAGCCAGATAGACGAACGCTTCCGTATCTTCCCAGTCGATAGGCCAAGGAGCAATGTCCACTGCCTGACTGGGGGTCGAATTGTGTTTGCTTTGGCCCCAACGGGCCTTGCTTTTCTTTGTGAAGAACGCGCGGCCCTGGGCAATCTTGCCCCGGTGCCCGCAAAGTACGGTGAAATCCACGACCTCAATGGCCCGATGCAGTACCTCTTGAAGTCTAGCATCGCACGTAGCGATTCTTGTCATCGATGAGCTGCCGAATCTTGCCATTGAGGTCTCCTGTCTACGCTACGGTTCTCATCCAGTTGAGCGCGAGGCCCACTAGATTCACTAGCGCGAACCCCACAGCTATAGTGGTGTTCAAGCGTGTCTTCAGAGTTGCCAGTGCGAGCTGCTGCTCCAGTACCTTCTCGTTCAGCAAGTGTGTTACCTGCTTCTGGTTACGAAGGCTGTGCCGTAAATCGGCGATCTGGGTTACAATCTCTCCCACTTCTCTTTCTGAGAGCTTCTGATTTTTGGTTTCGTCCAAGACAGGTCCCTCCTTCCTACTTTAGGGGGGTAGGGTGGTACTTCACTGCCAGGGGCCCGAAGGCCCCTGGAAGTCCTGTCAGTGCTATGCGTCGCCAAACACTCTGAACTCCCTGACCGGGGTTACCCGGGCGGGTATGGAGTTCGAACTGTCAACGCGGAGCAACGTTACCCTTGCGAGGTAGGGGGTAGCCTGAGTGGCGGCTACCCAACCCATCGCGGTCTCTAGATCCGCGCGCAACAGCACATCACTCGTGGCCGTGTTGGCCGTGAGGGTAGTCCTCACTGTGATCTGGCTCCCATTGAAACCAGCGCCGGGGACGCTCTCGACCTCATAGGTGCATGTGACACCATCGGTGGGAGCGTTCGTGCTGCTCTCGTTCTGGAACCAAACTTGGTTGTAATCCTGGCGTGAATGGTTAGTCCAGGAAACGGTAATGTCCCCGGTGCCATTCAGTTGGTCGATCAGGACTCCGTGACTGCCCGATCCAGTGAGGCCCTGGATGCCAATTTCGGCGGGCCGGAGGGGGCGGTCACTACGTATGATCTCAGTTATGGGTACGTTGATGTTAGGGGAGTCATCGACGTCCCATCGACCAAATAGACCCTTCGGAACGATCTTATAGTTGCGAGAGATGTCCCCGGTGAGGTTAGTCGCCCCCAGCGGGACTCCGTTGACCGGAACGTTATCCCAGAACCACACCCGGTCAGTGACCGCGTGGTCAGTGATGTCGGTGTCGAACAGTCCCCGGTATATGCCGGAGAGGCCTGTAACCGCTGACTGATTGGGCAGATACTTGGGGCCATTTAGTCCAATGTCCTCTTGTGACTGGTTCGGGTCTTGGACAAGGTCACCATCCGCCAGCTGGACAATGTCCGTCTGGGTGTATGCCATGATCTCATCCCCAATCCGGAACAGGCCATAGCCCTGGGACCGGATCTCCGCCTGTGTCTGGTCGTGAAAGGACACTCCAGAGCCCTGGTCCGGGTTGGAGAACCCAATTACGGGAACAATAACATCCTTCTCGATGGGAGTCGTTACATCCGTCCACCAAGTGGTGCCTCCATCAAAAACGTATCCGTGGCCACCCCAAGTGGCGCCTTGCCCGCTCTGAAAATGCGGGGGCGGGCCATCCCCGGAGGTACCAGAGGTGCTGTTCTGGAAGGTGGTAGTGGGCAGGGACCAATTCCACTGGTCCCCCTTGTTGTGCCAGAGGAACCCATTCGACTTGACTATCTCCTGGGCCGCGTAGGCGGTATTGGGTTGCCATTTTTGCGTAGTGGGTCCTTCCCAGGTTGCCTCGACGAACGAGTCACTCTGCGCGGTTAGCGGGTAAAAGTCCTGGAAGGGGACGGGTACCTGGAGGGCATTGGGCGTAGAGGAAAGGTCCGGAGTGTCTAGATAGAACAAGTTGTCTTCCGTGTTCTGTAGCCAAGCGCTGGCGGTTCTAGACGTGGAATTACCCTGGGTGATATAGACCCGGACTCTGCGGTCTGTGTCCGGGTTTCCGCCACTGGCCCCAACTTCCCATCGAGTCGCGCCTACTAATTCAACTACTTCCGGGTATGACACGAAGAGATAGTTTATCGTGTTATAGATATTACCTTTGCCCGCCGGGTCGGTGTTGATGAAGACAGGCTGCGCGAATATGTCCTGGGTGCCCTTGATGAGCACGGTGGGGGACGAGGCGCTGCCTCGGCTAACTTCCGCTACCCTCAAGGGCAGCTTGTTCAGACCGAAGTCTGGGTCGGTTACTGAGATAACGTCCCCCGGAGACAGGAGGGCTGCGGATCGGTCCGCGGTGAACTCCAAGGCCACGAGGGGCTGGCTTCTCTCCGCTAGGGCTCGATGCGCCTGCGTTGTGGCTTGTGTGGAGTTTCTCACTCCGGGCATCTTCAGCTTCGCAAGCTGCTGGGCCCCGCCCTGCATCTCGATGTTCCCGAGGTCCTGGGCGACGGCGATGGTGGAAGTGAACTCATCCTTGTTGCTCACGTACTCGACGTGGACGCTGTTCTTGGTGGAGTTCCAGGCGGTCCTGGCCATGGTTACCATCTTGACGATGTTCGTGGAGTCAAACGAGGGGACAAGATCGATGTCATAGTCATCTCGGACCATCTTTATCTGGAACTTGCCTTGCTCATTCTGGTACAGGGCGCAGGAGATCTGCTGCTTGATAATGTCTACGACCTTGGCGGCCTGCTGCGGTTTCTGGAGCAGATAGCTGAACCCTATTTTCTCTTGGAAGCACAGCTCAGCTGCGTACTGGAAGGATGGTAGGTCTACAAGGTCCTCGGTGAGGCCGAGGCCATAGTCCGAGTTTGTTAGGATCTCGTACAGACAGTTTACAGGGTTGGCGTCTCCATGCCCCGAGGCTCCCGCGACGATGAGGTTGTCTACGATGATGCGCTCTTTGCCCTGTGCCAAGTTGAGAGGGTTGGGGTAGGAATGGACGCGTACGTCCCAGTCTCCCGCACGCTGCCTCTCGCCAATGTATCCGCCTTGCCACACGATGTGCGCGAGGCCAGAATAGCTGGGCAGGTATTGAGGCACTTCGGTGTTGTCATAGAGATGCGCCGATCTCTCCTGGTTTAGCTCTCCCCAGTATATCCGAAGGCTGCCCACAAGGCCGCCGCCATGCTTGTGGCCACCAAAGATGTTCCTTGCATTGACATTCACCCAGGTACTTGCGCCAGTGCCAGGGTTCAGGAAGCCCTTGGTGTTGACGACGTCCTGGACGTACCCGGAGGCCGTATGGCCTCCCTGGATGAAGGGCTTATCATCGGCGCGTATCTGACTGACGCCATCTATGGGGCCCTTACACAGAGCCAAGTCGAAAGATGCGTAGTACTCATACCCCACGACGACCCAGTCCGAAGAGATCCAGGACCCTACGTCCTGCCGAATGGGGTTGGCGCGCAAGTTCCCGTACCAGATGACGTTGGGTCCCGTCAGGATATTGGTCCCGAAGTTGATCGGGATTACACGAGTCTCGATGTTGGTGGGGGACAGGAACTCGTCCGCGTCCCCAAGCTTTTGGTCCTCAATTCCCGGGTCGGGTGCCAGGAGGGCGGAAAGGACAGTCATCAGTGCAGATATAATAACTGATACGATAATGGATGCGACCATTGTATTTCTCCTACTGGTAGAGTACCAGGGGGGTTTTAGGGGAGGGGCAGTGCTGGTGGGGATTTATCCCCAGGGCTGCCAGTTCACGTCGATCAGAAGGCCTTCCGCGAAAGGGTTGGTGGAGGGGACGAAAGGGAACCCCCCATAGTGCTCGATGTTATTAAATCGCTCCACACACCCCTGAGGTGAATGGAGGCAGCCAGCATACAGCTGCAGCCGGGTGGTGGGGGCCAGGGTGTCAAAGGCTACTTGGAAGAATAAGATGTTATTTACTGTGTCATGTCCCAGTATAGTCCGGCTCTGTACGCCTCTCGGGTCCTGCCAGATTGCCATTCCGCCACCAAAGAAGGTGTCGTCGAGGGCGACCCTGGCTGATAGGCTCGGGCCAGACCAGTCAGGGTGATCCGCGATAGCGGCTGCGAGCCCCCCATCGTCAATGTCAGTTACAATCGCGTCGGTGCGGTAGGTCTCTCGTCCCACTTGGCACTGTGCATCATACAGAATGTGGTTGCAGGCCCAGGAGTAGGTCCGCTTGGGTATAGAAGAGGTCAAGCGGCTCGACAGGGTGGTCAGGGTACACTCCGCCTTGTCCTCCTTGAACTTCACGATAGCCACGTCGCCATCAAAGAACGTAATGAACTCCGGGTCAATGCCGTCGGTGGTATGGGCCCGGAAGATCTGCACGGTGTCCGGCAGTGGAGGCTGCCCCTGGAGGTACCTCTGGACGAACGGATCACTCCGGGGCATGGTTATAGTGAGGGACCCACTGGAGGCCTTTTGGCTTAGCTTGGGAGAGGAGCGTTTTATGGACACCGGAATGTACAACCTGCCATCATACGTGATCTCCGTATCTGCGGAGGTGTACGTGATGATATTGGCGCCGCCTCTCTGACTGAACATGTACAGCTCTATGGGCTGCCCCTGCTCGGTGGATATTTCTTGGGAAATATAAGTCATTGCTTAACTCCAATCAGGGGCCCGGAAGTGCGGGCACGGCCTTGGCCAGTGTGCTTGGTGTTGAACTTGTCACTATCAAGTCTGGACAGGATCAGGAAGCTTATCTCTTCAATGTCATCACTGTTTCGCAATTGGGTCGCGACGGCGGGAGACGTAACAATGGTGTCCGTGTCCGTGTCCGTGTCATGGGAATGGTCAGTCACCTCGCAGTATATGATCTCGCCGTCCTTGTACTTTACAACAATGTGGTTGTAGGGCGCTTTGGCCTGTATTTTCTCGGAGTACCCCGTGGCCTCAAGTAGGAGGTTTGTGGAGTTAACGTCGAGGGTCTGCCCCGGGGTTACGGTAAGGTCCTGAGTGTGAGTAGGAACCCAGAAGGACTTCTGTCGCCCCTTACACCACACGAGGAACTTACGCACCGCAATGGAGTCTTGCAAGGTACTGACATCCCACATTTTGATGCCGGAGGGTCGGGTGGGCTTGTTCGTCACATAGGTCCGCACGCCTGTACTGCCATCGATCACGGCCATGCCACTAACCAGATTGGACTCGTACTCCTTGTCTATAAGCATGTCGTCATCTAGGACGGGCTTGCCCAGGTAGCTAGTGAGGTACAGTTCGTTCTCCTCCAGGCCACTGTAGGCCGTCTGGTCGAGCCACTCGACGGAGGTCTTTGCTACACGAGAGGTCGTCAGGGAGGTAGAAGGGTTGTCCTTCGCGATGCAGGGTCGGAGCGGAACTACCCAAGTGCCCGGGGCCCACGTGCCTAGGGTCGGGGAGTTTAGAGTAATAGAGGTGTCCGTGACTGAAGTTATGGCCACAGGCTCGTTTTGATTCCATTCGTTCCATATCATGGCGAAGCCGCCGGGGCGGAAGTCTCGACTGGTGGTGTCAAGGAATATCGTCTGCTCTCCGGGAGCCACTGCCTGCGACAGGCGGGAAGTCTGCTGCCACATACCGACGCCCACAGTTATGCCAGGCAAACCTATCAGGTTGGACTGGGCCACTTGGTACATCTTGGGATCCTGCTGGTCTATCAGGTAGGTCATTTTGAAGGATTGGCGAGGATTAGCTCTCTCTGCAATCCGAGTCTCCGTGCCGTCTCTGGACTGCAGGAGGCTCGTCTTGAATTCCAGTGCTTCTGTGACTGGGTTCTGAGGGACGAAGGGGAACACCAAGGCTCTCTCGCCCACTAGGGTATGCGTAGTGGTTGGGACAATGTTTGCGGGCGTGGGAGTGAAAAGCGTCTCAAACTTGTTCTTGCCTGTGCCGGATATGCGGTACGTGAAGTTTATGGTGTGGTTCGCGTTCAGCTTGACGGGGAACCCAGCGATGTTTTCTATGTCCAGGCCACCGCGAGTGAACCGGGTCGCGACGCCCGCGGTGTCCCCAGTAACCAGCATGTCCACAAGGCTGTTTGAGTGCCCTGTTGCGGCGGGGTCCACAATCGCGTTATGTACATCGAAGGTACTCTCGAAATCGGAGAGGATCTTCCCCACGTCCGTTTTGGACGGCAAGGCATAGATCCGTCCGAAGAATATCCCACCGAACCCTGTGTCCGCAATGCCTCCGGAGTGAGTGAAGGTAACGGTGAGGTTGTAGTACGGACCTGAGCGCCGCGTGACCCCAATGATTACACCCTGCGTCCCAAGGGACAGTTGCCCTGCCGAGATATTGTGCACGCCGGGGGCGTGCACGAGGTTAGGCTGTGTGGCCCCGCGCGCCGTGGGCAGGCGATTGGCCGGGATCGTCTGGGTGGTGAAGGAAGCCGTGACAGGCACGAGCCCGCTAGGGTTTATTATGGTTGCCATTGTGGGGGGTGTCCTTGCCTAAAGTTCGTGGATTACGTGGTCTTCTTGTATGCGTAGCCCTGTATCCCGCTGGATACGTTTCCGAGACGAACGTGGTCTCCAGCGGCGGGGATGCCCTCGGACGAGTACCCAAAGCCCACCAGGGTGGGGTGGGTATAGGTGCCGACGGCGGTGCTCCTCTTGAGGAGGGGGAATACAATGTAGGTGTCTCCTCCGAAGTCGAACTCCTCTATGGGTAGCAGTGAGTCCAAAGTGATAGAGTTCACGCCGTGGGCGTTGCCAATATACACTGCCTTGTCCGTCGCTTTATTATTATCCAGGACGTCGATGCCGTTATTGGTTAGACCTGCCCGGAGGAACATGCCCATAGGGCTCATGGGTGTGCGGCCAGAAGAGTCATCGACTCCAGTGACCCAGGGGCCAAAGGATTGGGAGCCCCCTTGCCCGATACTGGTTATCGCCCAGTCCGGTTTGGGGGAGTGCTGTAGGGAGTAGGCCGGAAGAGTGCTGTCAAATCCATCCAGGTTGATCTCGCCTACATTCGCGCCCGAATTGAAATAGCACAGCTGCGGCGAGCAGGTGGTATCTCGCGTGCTGGTCAGGGGCTCCATAAACCTAGAGATGTCTGTGGAGGTGGTTACGGGGCCACTGCATCCCATGTACCCTCCAAAGGGGGACGCCATCTCGACGAGAGTGCCAGTCTGCTGGCCGATCCAGAAGTGAGCGAATACCCCCGGGCGAATCTCCAAGACCATGTTCATGTATTCCGGGGTCGCTTCTCCCATGAGCCAGTAGGTGACGCCTTGGCTGAAGAGGACCGAATCACAGGAGGGGAAGTGGTTGAACACCCTGAGGAGGAGGACATTTGGGTTGCCATTGATCCCGGTCATGGGTTGTTGCGCGTCAGAGTGATCCTGCACGGGTTGCAGGTTGGACGGGTCCGGTCCGGGGGAGAGCATATGCCCAAGGATGTAGCTCTCACCTGCTGCGCCACCCCAGGCCCCATTGCCTGCAGTGTTCTCGGAGGCAGCGCTGTCGAAGATCAGGTAGGCGCCAGAAGCGGTGTGCTTGAAGCACGTCTGGGAGCTCCCAGTTCCGCCGAGGGCGGGGCCGTTGGAAAACACGTTTGTGTATGTCCCGATCCCTCCAATACCACTGGTTGTCAGGAAGACGCCAAGCGCTGATGAGAGGTCTGCCCATGAGGTAGCAGTTCCGGTGGAGAAAGCCATGATTGTGTGTCCTTATAGTTGGTATTAGGTGAGTCGAACTGCTATCTTCACAGTGTTAATGGTCGCAAAGGGGTGCCGGGTCTGGATGCACAAGTAGTCAACACCCGCTATCTGGACCAAATCGCCTTCAGCTACATTGCGCTGGGAGACTGCGAATATGCCTCTCTCTTCGCCATACCATCGGCTGCCCGTGAGACCATTGCCCAGATCTCCAAACGTAGCGCTGTTGGCGGAAACGTCGCCCGCACTTGATACGGCGACAGGTATGATAGGTACCTGCGCATTGCCGGGGCGCGGAGGGGTGACCATGTTCCAGAAGGTGTAGGTATTCCCATTGCACCCCGTGTATTGACTACCGGTGCCGCCATTGGGGAGGGGGTGGAAGACTAAGGGGGCCATGATGGGGCCAGAATTCAAAGTGCCCGGGGCCCACTGAGTGTTGAACCATGTGCCATCTTGGGCCATGCAAACGTGGTTCTTGCCTCCAGGCTGGAGGTATCCCTTGTTGTTAGCGTGAGTCGGGATGACCGGACCTATTCCCCCGTTGCCCCCAGTGTTCCCATTATACATCATGGGATAGGGGAACTCCGGCTGGGTGAGGTAGCTGTCCAGAAGAGATACACGGAAGAAGTCCCACTCGCCATCATAGATATAGGGGACTCTGATACCAAACTGGTCGCACATGAAGTGACCGGAGATTCCGCCCGCGATGTCCATGTTGTTGTACACTGGCGGGCCCGAGTTAATGTGGGTGCCGTCCGGAGTATATCCGGTCATGCTGAATGCCATAAGGGAGTAGACGCTACCGCCGGGGTGATATACCTCTGACAGGTTCATGTAGACAAAGTCTTCCGCGAATCCACTGCCACCCGAATCGATGAACATGGCGCGCAGGTTGTAGTTGAAGGACCCGGCCAAAGACAGCGACTGACCTCTTGTGTCCCTCGTGGGCAGGTCTCCACTGCCTACGGCAGAGTCAATCTGGCCACGGTGGCAGTCAGGGTCGGTCCACTGTGTGTTTGGGCTGCTGACGGAGTTGTTGGGGTTGGTGACGGTGGTGATTACAAACTGATCTCCTACTACCCAATCGGTGTCTCCTGAGATGATGTATGCGCTCCAAAGATCTAGCTCGCCCGCGTTCACGTCCACGTCGTAGGTCCCTCGAAAGCCACTGACAGACCCAGTCATCGTGTACTGGGTGTCGCTCGTGAACTCGCCCGTCCAGGTCTGGGGGACGTGAGGGGTGAAGCCGGAAGTCCCGGTGGTCGGTACGCCAAACTGGTGCCCGTATCGAACGTCAAACATGGCGACCCGTCCAGTGCCCGTAGGGGCTCCGCCTATGCCATTGGACACAACCAGAGAGGAGTAGTCAACCACAGCGCACCCATTCATGAACTGAACGAGGTTGCGCAACATGGCGGCTACGCCCACCGTCTGGGGCCCATGATAGTCGGTGAATCCCAGCCGCGGGATCTGTCCGGAGGGGAACGCTGTAAGGATGTCGAAGTGCGCCATTTTAGAGTCCTCTTAGTGCTTCTGGGTTACGTTGCAGGATGTTAATGATGACCTGTTCGCCCGCTTCGCTGTTCATCGCGGAGGGCACTGATTCCGGGTCATCTACGTTTACGATCTGGATGCGGGGTGCAGCCGGAGCGGCCGCCGTCGCCCTAGCGTCCTTAATGCTGCCGCCGCTCGGCGGAACGAACATTTCGGGACCCTTCTCGCCTACGAGGTAGGCCTTGCCTGCGCCAACGGGGCCGCCGGTTGCCCTCATGCCCGAAGACATACTAGGCATCGATAGAGTTCCCATGGACCCAGACCCGAAATTTAGAGACGAGGCCCCGGGGGTGGAACCGCCACCGATCCCGCCCATCGCAGCCTGTATGGCCTTGAGGATCAGCGTCTGGATGATGACCTTACCGATATGTTTAACCATATTCAAGGCCCACGCCCCCATGTCCTTGTCCGTGTTCATAGCGAAGTCCGCTACGCCTGATGCCAAAGATTGCATAGTGGATCCTGCAACTTCACCCAGGGTTTCGAACATCGAAGTGACTTGACCAAGGCTTACTCCCGCGGAATCTGCGAAGTTAACCCAAAAGCTATCTTCGCCCCCGAGTTCTTCTATGCGCTGCAGCTTCTCAATTGCGGGAAGCAGCTTCTCGTCTATCTTCTCGTTCAGTTGGTCGAAGAGCTCCGGAGGTATGATCCCAGCTGCGAACACTTCGTCAAGAATTAGCTTTTTCTCGGCCATCTGGTCCAGGGCTTCCAGAAGGGGATCCAATTCATGTTGCAGGTCGAGGAAGTCGTCCATGAGTGCCTGCGACGGTCCGGAACCTGCTCCGTCTCCGCCGCCGCCCGGGATGGGCAGGGGCTTCTTAACCTTGGTCTGGGCGAGCAGTTCCATCGCTGCTTTAGTGTCAGTGTCGAGCTTTGCCAACCACTCCGCCCCAAAAAGAGCATCCATGAAGGAGCCTGTGTTGACCCCATCTGTCAGGAATGCGGATATGTCGTCGAAAGTACGTACGACTATGCCCTCGGTATCGAAGAGTTCCTTCTCGATGCCCGTCTTTGCGTCCTTGAAGTTCTTGTTCCAGGTAACGGAGCTCCAGCCATCTGTCCCAAGCTGATGCAGGGACCTGCCACCCGCAAGGATGACAGCAAGCATATCGGTCCAGCCCGAAACGATGGAGGTCAGGATGCCCTTGGAGTCATCTCCGAATATCTTGAATCCCCCTAGGAACCCATCGAGTGCGTTCATGAGCTTCTGGAAACTCTTGACCCAAAAGTCCAGCGCAACCTTGATTGCAAGCTGGATTCTTTCGAACACCCGAGAAATGAGTGCCCCTACGGTGACCATGCCACCGCCTAGTTCAAACCCAGTGTCCCAGAAAGCAACGAGAGACGCAACTGCGCCGCCGACGATGAATGCAATCCCGCCTATCGCGAGCGCGAAAGGGCCAATTGCGCCTAGAGCGAAGTACAAGGCAGACCCAACGCCTATGATGGCCAAGGTGAGGGCACCGCCGCCAAGGAAAGAGCCCCAGGCCTTCAGTGTAGTCAGGAGATCGTTGGCAGGTTTGCCACCGTCTTCCAGGACTTTCGACCAAGTCATGAGGGAGGTCGTCAGGTCCTTCATCTTACCCTTGATGAAGTCAGTTGCGCCGAACTCCTTCAAGAGAACTGCGGACAAAAGTGTGGCCTCACGCGAGACGGAAGTCCCAAGCTGTTCGAAGGACCATTCGTACTTGTCGAACATCGCTTGCAGCTGTGGCAAGGAACCAGAAAATGCCGCAACCAGGACCTTAGTAGTGAGCTTTCCTTGTTCGCCGAGGCTCTTGAGTGCGCCGACGGACACGCCCATGTGGTCAGCGATAACCTGAGCGACCACGGGGGTCTGCTCTAGGACGGAGTTAAGCTCCTGCCCTGACAGTCTATTCGCTGCGAGACCCTGCCCAAACTGCCGAAGAGCACCTTCAGCTTCCTGAGAGGTTGCGCCACCAAGCATCGCTGCCTTCTGGAGATTCTCCGCGATCTTGGCGACTTGTTGGGAGTCGATACCCGCGGACTTCTGCGCCAGAGATATGCGCTGCATGACTTCACCCACTCCGGTTATGGAGGAGTTCATCTCGCGGGCAATCCTGATGGTCTCTTGCATTCTGAATGCGGCGTCTTCCTGGCTGGATGAGAACACCTTGGTCTGGTTCGTCAGTTTGGTGTAATCGTCGGCGCTCTGGGCGAGGGCGGACCCTGCCCGCTTCGCCATGAGGCCAACCCCAGCCAAAGCGAGGCCGAGGCCTGCCATTGACTTGGAGGCTTTGCCTGCGCCAGTCTGCCTTACATTAATTCTTACGTTTTCCGTTGCCATATCTGTTCCCCTCCTACAGGGTTAAAGCTTCTACTGTTTGTATCCTCTGCGTCCGCCACCGCGGACCAGGAGCCTGACACCATTGGTTGCCCGTGACAGGCCTGTCATTACTGCGGCCCGCACGAACCCCGCGGGGGTCTGCGTGCTGCTGCCTTGGTCTAGCTTATTTATGTAAGTGGCTCCGTTAGTCAGGGCGGCGCTCTTGGCGCTCGTGCCTATCGAGGAGCTCATTCGACCAGTGGTGCCACCAACCCCGTCCTTGGGGGCGCTGTGCTCATCTATGGCACCTGAGGCACCATTCCGGTGACCCTCCCAGGCGCTCTGTGCTGCGCCGGACTTGACAGGGGTAGCTTCCACTACATCGTGGCCAATACTCTTAGCCACGGCGGCTACAGCCTCGTCCATGTTGTCTTCTATCAGCTCTGCATAGAAGTCCATCTTCCGGGCAACAGCGCGCGCGTTTGATGTGATATTAGCCACAATGTTCCTTTCGTCCCCGGGGGCCTTTCGGCCCCCAGGGGATGATGCTACCAGTCGGGGTCAGACATCTTGGATCGCGCTTCTGCGGACCCGTGGCCACCTGCCTCTTTTGTGTTGGCGCTTGCGGCGTTCACCGCCCGACAGTAAGCCTTGTCCATCTCTAGTATGATGTAGACAAGGTCCTCGTACAGGATGTCATCGTCGGTGTAGCCATTCCGTTCCGCGAAAGCGTCTATCGCGGTCCAGGGTATCCGGCCTTGACACATGCCTATGGTACGGCATGTGTCCAGAGTCCAGAAGATGTCGAAGTACCCTAGAAGGTGATCGGGGACCTCCGGTCGGATAACCGACTGAGGTATGTCCACGCCAGCTTCTACGGCTGCTGTATAGACCTTCTCTGCGTTGTCCCCCCACTTTATGGACCACTCAAGAAGGTCGATTAGTTTTTTGCTGACTCCTCGCGGTCACCCATCATGAAGTTAGCGACCCGGTTGGCCTCTTCCCAGATGTTCTCTCGGAGCTGAGGCAGGTCGGTCAGGACCTTCTTGCAGGTCTCGACGGAGAACGGCAGTTCTTCGCCATCTCGGTCGTAGATGCCCGACCAGCCAGTAACGAGAGTCTCGGACATGACGCGAA